CAACATTTCATCGGTGGCTTGGACAATCGTGGTGGTCTTGCCGTCAAACCCACGGCGTTGGTTAATCTCAATGATGCCGGTGTATTGACGCATCAGTTCCACGCAGACCAGACCAACAGCAAGGGAGTCACGCTGGGGCCACTTGGGGAACATGATGTCCGAATGCTTGGCGGCACGTTTGATGAAGTCCGAGTGATACTGCGGTCCTGACTTCATCGCACGTTGGCGATTCATCTGAGTCAACCGCCAGAAGTCCGGCTCTTCTTTGCGAAGCGTTGTGAACAACAGTTCGTCCTGAAGAAGACGAGCCACAGTCATGGCTGATCGCGTCAGCTTCTTACCGTGACTGATCGAATCAATGACTGAACGTGCGGTGATCGCAGCGATGACCTTGGGTTGTATCTGCTCGATGTAATCCAACGCACGGTGTCTTATTCCAGGTGCTTTGGATGCTTGGCGTTTCCATTCCTCAATGCCTCTGGTCAGCTTTGTGACTGACTCAGCGAGGAGCCTGCGTCCTACAGGCGTGTTGGCTTCCATACCAGCGGCTTGTGACTTTCGGTAGTTACGCCAGTAGCGTTCCCGTCCAGCCTCAAGCATCTTCTTCTCAGCATCAAGTTGTTTGCTCATTCGTCGCCCTCTCTCTTTGGGCCATCCTTCGGGTGATAAAGAACAACAACAGCTCCGCAGTTCGGGCAGGAAAAGTTTGTAACCACAGGAAAGTCGGTATTCATCGAGTCATCATCACAATCCTGATCGCCGCCCCAAATAAGTTCAGTATCGCATAGATAACACTTCATTTGTGTAGCCTCCACCAAAGGGTACTAAATGCTTTTGCAGCGACTGCGGGTACTACCGCGTTCCCCAATGCTCTAAGTCTGTCCATCCTGTTGGGAATCCCATCAACCCGTCCACCCAAGTCGGATTCAATTGTCCGGGGCGGCTCGTCGGGTCTCTGGGGACAGCCCGGCCCAACAGGCCATTCGTCGGAGCTTTCATCGATGGGTTCGTCCCATCTTTCCAATCCCTCGATGTCGCGGTGGGCCACAGCGAGGATGAACCATCTCTTTCTGATTTGGGGTGCGCCGACTTCCTGCGCTGAGAACTGTCCTGCCGTTGTGCTGAAACCCATTTCTTCCAAGTCGCTGAGGACATGGTGGAGAACTGAGTGATATCCCTCTGAGGGGGCGGTGACGATTCCATCGACGTTCTCGAAGAAGCAGACTCTAGGTTGGAGAACAGCAACCCCTGAGCGTATGTAGGGCCAGAGGTGTCGCTCGTCTTCGGTGGCTTTGCGACTACCAGCGACCGAGAACGGCGTACATGGGAATCCGCCAGAGACGATATCCACTCGGCCTCGAAAACGCTGCCAAGGGAACCGCAACAAGTCCGCGTAGATAGGACACGAATCCAACTCTCCTTCTTCCATCTTCTGCACCAAGTTTGAGATGGCGAAGGCTTCCCTCTCCACCATAGCCACGGTGTTGAGATTTCTGACCACTCTTCGCAGTCCAAGGTCAATTCCCCCGATACCAGCACACAAGGACAAATGAGAAACGCAGTCATTCATTTTTCTCCTCCCCAAACGGGATCATCATGAGCCATGCGTCTGGCGGTTGACATCAGCTGTTGGAAAACACCGGGATGAACTTGATCCATGTGGATCGAAGGCTTGTCAAAAGAATACCAAAAGAAAGAATCCATCACCTTGCGGCAAGTCTCTTTGCAATGGTACGGAACTGTGGTATCGCCAGTGGTGGCAATGACGTTCCATTCTTGGACACGGGTATCGATCAATGCGGTCGGAGAATCGGTATCACCAATGGTCATACTGATGATCCAATCTTTCTTGGTAGCCGAGCAGTAGAACTCCCAGTCAACGTGGCAAGATGCCAACTTGGTTTGTGCTTCTGCTCGTTTGAAGCGGTCCAATTCAGTGCGATGATTCATTCTTCCTCCAGTTTCTTGATTGCCTCATCCAGATTTGATGGGGCAAGGTGAGCATAACGCAGCGTAATCTCCAAGGTCTTATGACCGCAGAGCTGCTGCACCACAGTGATACCAACACCTCGCTGCACCAACCGCGATGCAAAGGTGTGGCGACAGATGTGAGGAACAAAGTGTGAGTCATCCAAGAGACCCATCGCTTTCCTCATCTTGTTCCATTGGTATGTTACCTGATCCTGTGTGATGTCCATGAAGTCATGACCATCGAGAATCGAACGCACACGCTTGGTCATCGGGATAGACCGTGGCTTGTCAGCCTTGTTCTCCCAGACATGAATACGGTTCTGCCCCATGTCAATATCCATCGGCTCAAGACGCAATGCTTCTCCAACCCGAAGTCCAGTATCGATCAACAATGTCCACAACTTGGCGAACCTTGGGTCAGAATGCTGAGTCATCACCAACTCCTCATCAGGAGTAATCCAACGGATACGGTGAGACGCTTCCTTCTGTCTCGGGATGTGAGGCTTGGTGTCAATCCACTCGTTACGCAAGGCAACCGTCAGCATCTTCGAGAGAGCCGCGAGCTTACGATTGATTGTGCCGTTGCTGTTCCCTGAGTCTCTGAGGGTGGACACGAACTCGCTGATGTGGATGGGTCTGATGTCGGACACGATGGTATCTCCATCGAAGTATGACACAACCTCTTCACTGTTGCGAAGAGCCGTGACTTCTCCTTTGGTGTGCGCCCACTCTGTCCGGTAAACAAAGTCGCTGAGGTATCCGAGGGTTACTTCTTCTTGGGGCATGTCAAAACTCCTATGCCCACAAGGTAATAAGTCAGAGGGATTACGTCAATAAAAAACCCCCAGATGCCGAAGCACGCTGGGGGCGGAGGATTGACAGAGGGATTATACCAAGTCCGAGGGATTACACAACAGGTCCGAGGGATTAGACCGAGACCGGCGGGTGGGGGCCAGGTATTTTGGGAGCTGGTGCGGGGCGAATAGGGGCAAAAAAAGACCCCCGCCGGGGCGGGGGTTAGGGGTTCGGGATGGTTCCGGGGTCAATCGTCCGGGGTCATGATGCACCATAGAATCGAGAGACCGACTAGCATAAAAAAGGCGTGAACGTATCGCATAGCTTCACCTGTGAACCGGATAGATGATATCGACATCGGGGTTTGCACATAGGGTGCATGCTCCGCATTTTGAAGCGTCATTCTTGACCCTAAGAAGACCACCGGCGGCGGCGGGACATACCGCGCATCCCCTACCCGATTCCCTACGCCTAGCGGCGGCGGCCTTGCGAGCATCGGCTACCCGTTCCCGTGGCCTAGATTCCATCGACCCCGCGACAAAAGAACACGGACCCGAATGTTCCAGGAACTCGCCAAACGATGCGACCGATACCCGAACCGCTACGGGTAGACCGTCCAGTTCCCGCCGGTAGCGTTCTGCCTTTTGGTCACACTCGATCGGGAAGTGTATCGGGGTCCCCGCATCGCATAGGTTCCCGATCATGTCGCGGAACCCCTTGGGCGGTTCCGGCGGAACCGAACCGAATGCCGATAGACGGAACCACGGTAGACGGTAGCGGTAGCCGCGTAGCTCGGCATCGGCGGCGAACGTGACCGCGTCACCACCGGCGGATTCATGGCGGTCTAGCTTCGCCGCTAATGGCTTACGGTCGGGCCTAGCTTCACCGGCGGCGGCATAGCATCGGGCGCGGCTAGGTTCCGCATGGGGGCTAGTCGATTCCGGATGATAGGGGCATGAGCTGGAGCAGTTCGCCCCGCCGGACCTACCGTAATTCAAGGCGACCGATCCACGGGTAGCCTTGCCAAATGAACCTAGGGCGGGACGTTTGCCGCCTATCGTCAGTTCTTGTGTTTGCATGATGTCACTCCTCAAACTGAAAAAAAAGGTATCCGGGGACGATCCCCGAACGAAAAAAGACCCCGGTAGACCGTTAGACCTACCGGGGCGGGTATTTTTGGGGATTCTTTTAGATGGTTCCCGCGAGTTCTACCGCGAGTCGCGTTTGCTTCGCGGTCTCACCGTCCACAATAGACGAATCGGAGCGGTTCGCGTTGTGTGTGAGGTATTCGGTCGCGGCTTGCATCATGTGGAACCGAGTACCTCGGACCGCCGGGGCCATGTTCCCCGCATCGCATGAGGCGTACAGCTCCATCATGGAATCCCGAACCCCGGCGAACCGCCTAACGGCCTTTTGTGTCGCGGGGTCTTTTAGATTGTCGGCTACGGTTCCGGCGGTATTGCCTAAGAGCTGACGCGTTTGGGGCGTGGCAATTTCCCACGCTATACGGTCGATGTAGTCCCGAACCGTATCCGACATAACGGGGCGATTCGCGTAGTCTTCAAGACGTTCCACGGTGGCGGCGTTAGCTCGGTCCACGTTTGAAATAGCCCCGGCGAATAGATCGGCAATTGTGGAACGGTCGCCGATATCTACATGAGACATTCGGACCACGCCGCCCATAGCATCCGCCGCCCGAATGAACCCGTTCACCTGGTTCATGCATTCCATTCTGACGGTGGACGGAATGAACCGAACCGCCCCGCCCCCGTCATGGGATGCTAAGAACGTAGCGTAAAATTCATTCGCATCTACCCCGGCGATATCATGCGCGCCGGTCTTGGCTTGAAGCATTACCCGCCGTCCACCGTTCCAGCATGCCGCCGCGACTATGGACGGTTCCGCCCCGAATGATTCGCCGATGATGTCGGCAAGGGTTCCATTCTCGATTGGATGGTATTTATCCGAGACCGTCCCCAAGCGCCCGCCGGTATCGTCCCGGCGTAATTCGTATTGGTCGGGGATTCGGCGGACATTCTCAACATCGGGGTGTCCGAATACGTTAGGGGTTCCGGACCATACGGGAACCGAATCGATCCCCCATTCCAGGTCCGCTAGGCTTAAGGCTTCGCGGGGCGTAACCGGGGACGGGAACAGCTGAATGTTGGAATCGAGGCGGCTAGTTGTAGCGTTAGTCATTATGTCAATCCTTAAATAGAACGGGTTCCGAGTGAACCCGACCCCGACAGTATCGGAGATTGGTTCGGATATGTCCAGTCCAATTCTAGAATCGGGGCGGCTAACCCTAAGAGAACCCCGAACCCGTAGCGGCTAACCCTAAGAGAACCCCGGACCCGTAGCGGCTAACCTTAGACCGTGGACCCTCTACGGCTAACCCTCAGGGCATAGGCAAAAAAAGACCCCGGACTACGCCGGGGCCATGAGGGTTTCGGGATGTATCGCGGGTCAATCGGGATATATCATCATGCTGGAATCGGGGCGAATCTCCACGGCGAACCGTTCGGAATCCCCAATGAACTCCGTCACCCATTTACCGCATAGGTCCAGAATCGGACGATCGGCGGTCCCGGCGATGGTGTGAACCTTTACACCCTTGGGAAGACATATATCTCTTTTGACGGGTACTAGGGTCATGGTCCCGCCGTCGTTCATGTATCGCGCTAGGCGAGTACCCCGGCGGAACCCGTTAGACGCTAGACGGCTTCCCTCGATCCATATCCGGCGGTTGCCTTTGTTGGTTCCGGACTTGAGTGTGAATGCTTTTGCGTGGTTCATGCGTTCATCTCTTTTGACAAATGGTCTACGGCCTCTTCGGCTAGGTCGCATGCGAACTCCACAATCATCTCCGAGATGGTTCCGAGTTCCTCTACAAGCGTCTCGCGGTCCAATTGGCCTTTTTCCTCTTGATCCCAAAAGAAAGACGGCGGAACAAATTCTGATTTGTCGACCCATTTAGCGTCACCGTTGGACATCATCTCAATTAGGCGGGCATAGGTCCGGATAGCGTATTCGTTTGTCATTGTGTCAATCCTTACTTAGAACGGGTTCCGAATGAACCCTACCCCGACAGTATCGGCTCCCCGTCCGGGTTTGTCCAATGTTCTTTCCGGATTCGTTCAACACCAAAAGACGGGTAATAAAAGAGAGACACCGAACGACCCCCGCCGGTCCGGATGTCCCCCCGTCCCCGTCCATCATTGACCCCCGACAGACTCTGAATCTTTCGGAACCGCTACCTGTGGCGGCAGGTTCGCCGATTGTGGACCGTCACCCGCCCGAATCACGCCCCCGCGACGCTCGCACACGCACCAGGCACGGGGGGTCATCGCGGCTACGATACGCGTATAACCCGTTTCAAATTTTTGCGTCAAATGGTCGCAGGTTCTTGGCCACTCTCGGTCAACCTCCGGATACTCATGACACAACCTGTGGGTATCGAGTTGACATTCCCAGCAAGACCTGCGGGATCACTCAGGGTCGAAGCTATGACCACCTTGTTGTGATCGTGAGCCATCAGGAAACCCACGGTCCTCATCAGGATTGGCTCCAGTTCCTCAGCTTCCTCTAGGTCTACCCAAGGTCTTTCATGACCTTGGATATCTTCCCATGTCACCATTACTGACTCATGTAGAGGTATTATTGGTGGGGGTGGGGATATATCATTGATGGTCATATCTTAGGGTATACCTTGGGTTTATCTATCAGTATCCATTCACCTAGACCTTGTAGATCCAGAAGTTGCCCCCCAAACCCCCCACGATTGACATGGGGTATCTGGGGGACAGCCTCGGATCAGCCTTGGTGATCTTCACCTGAGCCTTGTGAGTCCATCGTTGCCAAACACCGTTAGGTATTCACAGGGGAAGAGACTTCGGTTAGAACCAAGAGTTGGACTTTGGTTTACCCCCGATGACTTGGGTGGTGAACTTCTCCAATTCATCCCTGAAGGCTTGGTCTTTGGCTCTGGAGATGGCTTTGTCTCGGTCTTGGGCCATATGGTCTACCCAATATTGGACAGCCATTGCGAGGACATCGAGGCGGTCATCATGCTTTAAGGCTCCCCTGTCCTTGGTGACTCTGGTCATCTGGTAGGCCAAGGTGTACTTCAGGGCCATCTCTTGGGGTTTGCCCTTGGTTGACTCGTAGTCATCCATCAGCACCCCGTAGTCCACGATGAGCCTGTGCTGGTTCATCACGGGTTCGAGGGTGTCGATGATCCGGCGTTCCTTCTGGGTGGAGTGTCGGACCTCTTCCAGAGTCACGGGGTAGGTCTTGGTGACGTATGGGGTCAACAGCTTGGTGAACATTCCGTCACCGAAGTTGGATTCGATGATGATCTTGTTGACCTTCTGTTCCTTGGCGATGTCCGCCAGCCGTTGCAGGGTTCCCTCTTCGTATCCACCTGGAAGTCCACCTGCGGCTGTAATCAGGATTTGCCCGTGGTGGGTCTTGGCGACCGCGTAAGCGGTTTCGTCTGCACCCCGACCCGAGGGGTCGATTGCCATCACGGAGCCGCTGTAGGGCTTCCAGTCGCCCTGTACCTGCATTGGTCGGTAGTACCGGTCTCCGGCGAACCCCACGCATGGGAGATCCTTCCAGATCAGATCGGGGGAAGCGGCCCAGATGGCCTTCTCCGGAGCTGTCTCAGGGTTCAGGTGCATGACCACAAGGTCACTGAGTTTGAGCGGATATCGGCTCTGGTCACTCAGGCTCGTATCCAGCATGAACTGGAGGGCAAACCCAGAGCGACCGTAACTAGCCTCACGCTCCAGCAGGTCATGCTCGTCGAATCGCTGGGGATCTGTAGGTTTGCCGTAATCGTCCCTAGAATCCCCTGAGAGACGCTTGACCATCGGAGCCAAGGTATCCTCCATCTTTTTCTGCTGCTTCTCAGGAGGGATTCTAGCGGGCCATATACGGGTCTCGTATCCACGCTGGGGCAGCACGTTGTAGATGGATTGTTCGGACTGAGGTGTTCCGAGGTAGACCACGCGACCATCTGGTTTGAGAACCGCGTCGAACTCCTTGATGGACTCGGACAGTTTGTCCCTCATGGTCTGGGTCGCAGAGTTGTTCAGGGACTCCACATCGTCAGCCACGATCAGGTCCGCTCTTGCCCCTGTGATCTGTCCCGTGATACCTCGGGATGTCACGGAGGGAGCATGACTGGCGGTCGCGGGGCCAACGTCAAAGGCGATCTTGGAGTTCCTCTGGTTTTCTCTGGGTCTGAGATGCTGAAGCATGGGCATCTCTGAGATCAACCTCAGGGTAAACGTGGAGAAGTCATCGGCTCGGGCCTTGGACGCTGAGACCACCAAGATGTTCCTCTGGGGGTCCAGCAAGAGCTGGTGGCAGACAAAGGCGGAGGTGATCCAAGACTTGCCGACCCCACGGAACGCCATGATGCAGGACCGCTTGGGTCCATTCTGGAGGTAGTCCGCGATGTCATATTGGACAGGCGTAGGGTCCGGCAGACGGAGCTGCTCCCACGCCAGATACAAGAAGTTCCGAAAGTCGTGGATTCGCTCGTCCATCACCAAGTCTTACATGCCCAGTACCGAGGCTTGGTCTTGGGGCCGGGGTTGTCGCAGTTGTGACGAGCGCGGAAATTGGCTCTACGCCCCGGCTCATTCTTTCGGATCTTCATGTTGGGATCTCCGAACATCACCTTCTTGACTTTACCACCATCCTTGACGAAGACCTTGGACTTCTTTCTGCCATGCCCCGGCTCGTCTTTGCGAATCCGCATGACCTTGTTCAAAGGTACTTTCTTGCCTTTGTATTCAGCCATCTTACGCCTTCCTAATCTTCATCCTACGGCGACCAGCAGCAGTGATGGGGTACTTGACTTTACCGGGACCAGTCTTCTTAGCGATGACCGATTGCTTTTCTTTCTTGGTCATCCGGTTGGCAATCTTGCGGGGACGGCATACTGGGTACTTCCGAGTGGACATCTCCTCGCCAGAACGCCCGCACTTTTTACCAGTCCGTAGGTCGATCCAGTCTTCTTTGAACCACTTGGTGAGTCCGCCTGAGTGTCTAGCCATTTCTACGCCTTTGCTGGTGTCCAAGATATGCGAGTCCGAACAGGAACAACCCGTTGCGGAACGGAACAATCATTGAGTTTTGTATCGATGTGTCATCCTGCCAAGTGAACAACTCTGGGTCTGGCTCAGTCCACTCAAAGGTTGTCAGGGGTGGGACATAAGACAGCAAGGAGTCTTCACGCTCAACCGCAGCACTCATGTAGGACAACCCTGAGGGTCTGGGATCAGGAGCCTTTGGAGAACTGGGTGGGACGATGACGGGCGGAGAGTACGCCAGAGCTGCGCCGGTGTCTTCGGTCTTTGCCGCCAGTTGATTGAGAGTTGACTCCAAGCCCAAGGCCATATCAAGGGTCTCTTTGCCGAGAACCGTGCCAAGGACTGCGACTACCAGAGATAGACGCTGGGCCTTGGTGTTGAGCTTTTCACAGTTGCCCTTGCAGTCCAGAAGAGCCTTCTTTTCGTCAGACGCTCTCTTATTGCATTCAGGACAACTCATTAGCCCATCCGGTACTTTCCGCCACGCTTCTTGTAGGTTCGCACCAGCCAAGCGTTGGCATAGGCAGACGGGTACACCTTGAACTTACGTTTGGCTTCCGACTTAACTCTGGAATACAAAGCCTTGTCGGTTGGGATCGGCTTCTTCTTTCCGACCTTACGCTTCGCCATTACTTACCGACCTTTCTCTTGGCCTTCTTATGGGCCTGACTAAAGGTGTCGCCCTTGATCATCAGTGACCGCATCATGTCCATGTGCTTTTTGGTGTGATGAACAGAGTGACGCTTCATGGTGTCCTCTTGACGCTTGGTAAGACCTTCGGCCTTCTTTCCAACCTTACGCTTTGCCATTGATCAGCCCTTTTTCTTTGGCTTGGTCTTCTTTGGCTTTGCCGCAGCTTTGGACTTCATCTTTCCGACTTTTCGCTTGGTGTGATACATATCAGGCCCGCATTCCATTTTTCTTCTTGCCCTTCTTGATCTTCATCGTTCGACCAGCGATGACATCGGCTTGGGTGATTTTGTCTTTGGGTTCAGCAAGAGCCGCCAAACGACGATCCTTTGCAGTCATTTTCTTATGCTTCATTAGATGGCTTCCTTCTCGATACTGGGATCGAATGGTAAAGACCTGGCAAGGTTTGCCAGTGGTTCTGATTTGTTAGCAGATGCATCAATCCCGTTATCCTTGAGGAACTGACGGGCAACGCCGAGATCAGCAGCGGTCGCCTCACCTGACTCAATCCGGGCCAGAAGAGTTTCACACATGCCTGTGTGCAGCTTCTTGAGTAGTTCTTCCATTAGATTCTCACTGTGGTTAGTTCAGATGAGATTGATTGCGTGAGACCGCCTTCGATATCTCCAGAGGTTCCTGAGATTTCGAGGGACTCGGTGGGGGCGTGATTCTTGTATTCGTGTGTGGCTGAAAGGGTTCTTGCATACCTGTGTGCCAAATATCCTTCAATCCGCTTGGCATTCTCGTTTGACCCAGTGCCGAGGCAGATGACAATCTCGTACAAAGTGGCATCCATGCCTAATGTTTGCAACGCACCAACAACCAACGAGGCTGCGTTGGTGGTCGAGTCTTGTTGAAGATCCTGCCCAATGTCCAATGCTACGCCGTTGAAAAAGGGTGTGAAGTTGGACCCGTCGGCAACAGTGGTTAGAGTTGCTCCGGCTGCAAGAGCCGTTTTTTCATCACTTGTCAGGATGTGGCTGTAGGCTTGTGGTGGACTAAAACTAAACCCACCCGACTGTCCGTAAAGATACACGTTGCCGCCGAATGCTAACTCGCCTTGGAAGAAACTGGAGACATTGCTACCCTCGAAGAAATACAAAAAGTAATCAACGTCCGCCTGATTTGCATCTTTGACAACTAGGCACACGGTGTACGGTTGGTTGTCTAAGTCAGCAACCGTGCTAGAGGTTTGGAGTATGTCCAGTTCGCCGCTGTCTTGGTCAAATTCAACCCCAGCCCGACCATTTAGAAAATCGCTTGATCCGCAAAGTTGTGGGTCTGTTGTTGCATCACTGCCTCCGATCATGTCCCGAGCAGTTGTTCCTTCTTTGTTTGCCCATTTGGACGCAGTTCCCCCGTCTCTAGCGGAAAAACTGTCAGCGTCAAACCACGCAAACAAAGTCGAGTCGTTACTGGGCTTCCAAAGTGCCATATCAATCTCCCAAGAGCAGGGACACGGTTCCGGATGATCCACCGATGCTGGCGAGGTTGCCTTTCAGAAACGGGAAGATGGTCACAGCCACAGATCCCGACGCGGTAAAGGAGGCCACATCGATGAAGTTGGTTCCATCTAGGCTGCCTTGAAGTTTCAAGGTTCCCGTTCGATCTCCGCCGAACACAGCTTGAACCAAGCCAGTTTCGTTGTCCCGAAGAAATTCAGATTCGTACACAAATGAATCTCCGTTCACGGAGACTCCATCAAGCAGTTTTACAATTTTCATGGTAATTCACCTCATTAGGTACTTCATAAGGAAAGAGACTGAAGCACCAATGATTGCGGATGCTCCAAGGAGCCAAGAGCGACTTTGCTCAAGGGTTCGGATTCGTCGGTCATGCTTTTCCAAGGTTTCATCTTGGCTTTTCTGCTTGGTGAGCATGGCATCTACCTTGCCCTCAAGACGGCCCAAGGCCAGCATGATCTGATTACTGTCTTCCATCTCAAGACTCCAGCACAGTCACGCGGTCGCTGACTTCTTGAGTGACATACAAGACCTGTAGGACAATGTTGTCGAGGTCTTCGGCTTTGAGGGTGGCCCCGTTTACAAAGTCCACCAGCCGAGTTGCGTTGGTTGCGGGGGTGACTCGGGATACCACCACAGTTCCAGTGGGTTCATTCCCAGCGGTGAATGTGATTGAGTTTCGATCCGTAGCCACGGTGTAGTGGGTGGTGATGGTCTTTGTGACACCGCCGACTTTTACGACAAGGTGAGAGGGATCAAGAGCTGTTCCCCCACTGAAGGCGGTCGAAAAGGTCGTGGTCCCGCCTGAGTAACCACTGTAACTAAGCGAGGCAACAGCCATTATTCTTCTCCAATCAAAGCACGAAGTTGAGACAGGCTCTTACCAGTTCGGAGAGCCTTACGGTTCAAGTTGTTGTTTACATCGTCAGTACGAAGGTCATCAAACTCACGGATGAGTTGCTGATATGCCTCGGCACGGTATCGAGACACCAACCGACGCAGAGCCTCAGCCCGAGGTGAGTCGTAGGTGGAGTTCGATTCTTCGGTGAGCCGCTGGTAATCGCGGGATCGGATCAGGCGACTCATTGCGTCACGCATCGTCCGACCCTTGAGCTTGACCTTGCCATGAAGTTCTTGCCAACGGTCGTATGCAGTTTGACCCTTGGAGTTGGTGTAGTTGGTCAAGTCCAGTCCATTCTTACGGACACGCGGGCGAGAGATACCGTTCCGCATACCAATCTTCATGAACTCCTCTGAGATGACATCTTCCTTGACCTCGGTGTAGGGGAACGGGTCGATTGCCAAAGGTCCGGTGGGACGAGTGACGTTCTCTCCGAAGATGTTCCGGCGACCTTCCAAGCCTTCCGCAAGTCCAGGAATACGATTACGCATCGCATCGACGAGTCCTCGAACCTCTCGAATTTCGGGGTCACCGAACGCAGGCTTGAGTTGAGCGAGAAATGAGGGGACCAGCGAACCTGCGTACTGTTCCGCAAGTCCGGGGCCGAACCGCTCTGGTTCCGACGCTGCACTCAGAAGGTTGGAAATACCTTGGAAGAACGAACGGTTCTTATTGAACTGAGCAGCAGCAAAGACAAGTCCAGCAAACCCGTTCCGAAGTTCGTCCGCTGATTCTTCCTCGGCGTAGCTCGCACCCTCCGCATAGTCAGCAACAGCAGCCAAGAATCCAGCAAACGGGTCGAATCGTCGGTATGAGACATACTTGTCACCAACGAGAATCGAATAAGGTTGCCATCCGGCCTCTTCGAGCAACGCACGGCGAGATGGATCTCTTGGACCGGTTCCAGTGAGCCGACCAGAGGCGTGCAACATTATTCCCCCTGAGATCATCATTGTTCCGGTTGCCATTCTTCCGACAAATTCAGCACGGACTTGAGGATCGGATGACAGAAGATCCCTTCTGGTTTTTCTTATAATCATTGATCCAGCTTCAGTAGGAACAAAGCGTTTGAAGAAGAAGTCCAGAAGGTTTGCAGGTGTTCGGACGAACGGGAGAACAAACCTCAATATCGGAAGTTCGTTTACCGCTTTGTTAGCGGCTCGACCAACTGTAACAACCCCAACGCGATCCTTCGTCAACGGAGTTGTAAAGGTGGCTTCTCTCGCCTGTCCAAGACCTCTCTCAGCAATGTCAGCAAACTGCTTGTCGAAGTTCTTTGCCATGAACTCTTTGACAAATCTCTGATATTGATCGGGGGTATTCAGCGGATCGAGGTTCAATCTCTTGGCCTCAATGTCCGCACGCTGAAGAAGGTTCTTCTCGTTGTAGAGCTGCCCGTTCTTAGTCACCCTCTCGAAACTATCAGCAACGAACACAGCGGCTTCATCGCCCTTGAGTCCACGGCGTACCGCTTCGTCATAGAGTCCAGCCTTGACCTCGGCACGGTAGTTCAGTTGCTTAAAGAACTCGTCTTCTGCCGCCAAGAATCTACTGGGTGTGTTGATGATGCCGGTGATCCATTTCTGAGAAGCGGACACAGCATCATCCACATTCTCATCAATCGTGGAAATGATTCCGGCCTTCAGGTCATCACGAACCATGACTGAAGAGTCCAAGACATTCTCACCTTGCTTCAGCGTCAACTTGGCGGCTGAAAGAGAATCGTTGAATGCTTCAAACATATACCCGTACTTTGCCACCTCTCGGCCTGCGGCTTCAAGGTTGCCGGTGAGGAGTTGTCCTAATGCTCGTTCCATCGGGAGGAACGCTGTGGTAAAGACACCGGATGCGATGTTGACCATGTGAGTCGTTGGGCCAGACAGGATGCTGTTCATCCAGTACCCAATAAAGTTGAGTTTGCCGCCGTTTTTAGCCAGACCGACCGCACGCATTGGGTTTCGATCAGCAGCAGCAGCAAACTTCTCCATCATCGAATCAACCCGTGCAAGACCTTCAGCCGCATCACCGCCTCCGAGGTCACGGAGAAGTTGATCTTGTGCCGCTTTCCCAGCGTCTGTTCCCCCCTTCACCAAGTCGTCAGGCAGAAGTCTGACGTTTGCGTCCACGCTGGGGATGTACCGCTGAAGGCCCAACTGCCGAGCCACGGCTCGCTGCATGTTCACCGCAGTCTTTGACAAGACTTCGATGCGTTGTTGAAGAAGCAAGAACTCCATCTTCTCCGAGGAAGTTGCCCTCGCACCCTTACGGGCAATCTGACCGGCTTCAGCGGCAGCCTGAGAAAGAGTTTCACGAACCGCAGTCAACGCTGGCAATGCTTCGGTAAGAGCATCTTCTTTATCTTTGAGAACGCCCTGAAGATTCTTCAGTGAAGCATCACCTGTGGCATCAGCCAAGTCAGCAGCCACCGATGCAGCCTCGGCCCGTTGTTCTTCAAAAGACTTGGATCGAATGTCATCAAACTTGCCCTCAGCCTCCATCTTGTCAAGTGTGGCTTTTTGAACTCGTTTAGCACTGTCCTGATCGGATACCCGACCAATGTTCATTAGTTCTTCTGGCGGCTTTCCTGTGAGATCGTCAGCCTCAACACCAGCGAGGAACTCACTGGCTGACTCGGGTTCTTTTGGAGGCTCAGGCGTTGGCCCCGCACCCGGAGTGGCATCTTCTTCTACAGGCGTAGCTTTTGGACGAGGCTTTCCAGAACCCACGATGTCTTCCATACCCTGAATCGGATTCGGACGGCCTGATGAAGTCTTTCCGGATGGATCGAAAAGGATGGCAACATTGTGACGAACTTTTCCTACCCGCCCTCCACCAAGGTGACGGAACCCGTCATAACCCAAAGACATGATGTCACCTTGGAATGGGTCAATATAGCTCAACGCTTCGTCTCGACTGATTCGTGCCTCAGACAGAATGTCAGTAGCTTCTTCGTAGATTTGACCCAAAGTCATGTTGTCGAAATAACTTGAGGATTCTTTAAGGTTCCCCTCAAAACCTAAAGCCCCGTTGTAGAAACCCTCAAACTTCTCCCGAACCGCTGGATCAGCATCGACCGCTTTTGCATCGAGATCAATCAAGTTTGTTTCACCCAAGTTGACTTTGAAGACCTTGGCAGCTTTATCGCCTTTTGCTTGCTTGGATCTGGTCTTGGCGTATCCGTATGCAACATTGGGATTGTCGGTGAGATACAGACCCGGACCATACAGACCTGACACTGAAGTTGCATATGGATCAACCGAACCAGCATCTAAATCTGAGGCGGTTCCGTGATAAAAGGCTCCTTCCTCAGCTTCAAAGACCAAATCATCTGGCTCTGTTTTGGGAGCAGGAGCATGCTCACCCTCGGCCTTTCTCATCGCCTCTTCGACAGCAGAGGGAGACGCTCCGTCCGCTTTGGCCTTGCCTCCAGCACGAAGCCCCTTGGCTCCTGCGATGATTCCATCAGCAAGAAGACCAAGACCCAAGCCTTCCACGGCATTCTTGAGGCGACCTTCGATCTGAGTATCGTCCTCCTCTGATTGCAAGAACTCAGTGATCGGGTTCTGAAGCGAGGGGTTTTGTTGAATCAGATCAGACAGCCGACCTTGCTTACCATCGAAGTACGCAAAGTCCGTGACCACACCGCCAACACCCGCCTCGACGATCCTTCGCGTCTTGGAACCCTGCGTCAGCAACGTGCGAGCCTTACCCAACTTGCCCAGCTTCGAGGCAATCGAGAGGCCACCAACGCCTGGAACAAACATGCCGCTGGCGAACTGAGAGATACCTTCGACAATCCCACCGGCAGTGGTTGATGACTCGCCCAGCAAACGGTTGTCGTAGTCAGGCAAGAGGTCAAACGTCAGCATGTCCCCGAGGTTGTAGATGCCTTGGACTGCCCCCTCGACACCACGGAATGGAGCCGCAAGGATGTCGCCAGCAACGTCGAAGAATCCAGATTCTTCTTGAGCTGCGGCATCAATCTCTTCTTGGGGTACTTGAGCGAGTAGTTCATCAAGTCGTGACATATTTAGTTCATACCTCTACGTTGAAGAAGAAGACCTTGCATCGTGGCAAACTGATCTGCGGTTCCTGTTTTGTTGCCCCCTAGTTCAGTAATCAGTCGCCCAATCAGTGTTCCACTTTGGGCTTCAGGGTCGGCGTTGTCGTACTCATCCAGAGCATCTGACAATGCCTTTTTGTTTGGGAAGTACGGCGTAATCCGTGGTTCTCTAAGATCGTCAACAATCGTCACCCCGTTCTTAAACGTGCCACGTTCAAGATCCTCAATGGAGACTCCAGTAAACAGAACAGCAGAGCGGTAGCGACGAGCGTCGATTCCGTTTTGATCTAATTCTCGACCGGGAACTGGAGTGGCAGGTGTCAGTGAGGTTGCGGGCCTAGTAAATCCGCGAGTTATTTTCCTAATCTGGAAGTCAGCAGCTTTCAACTCTTCTTGAATGACGGGTTGAACATTCTCGCGTGCGTACCGTTCTCGACCTTGGGCAGTTGTCTCCTCAAAGTAATCACCTACTCTGTTTGCCAATCGCCCCCCGATTGCACCAAACAATGCTCCCTCCTCCGTGAACTCATCACTGGGAGGAGCCGCAGGAAGCTGCGAGACTGAAGGCATGACGAAGGTTACTTGCCTAGCTTTGGTGATCGAAGAGTTGACATTGTCTGGGTTCAACACTGAATCCAAGTTACTTGTGACCCACTGATCCATTTCATCTTCAACCAACGCTGCAATCTCATCGGATCGAAGTCCGGGGTTGTTTTTTCTCACTCTCTTAATGGTTGCCTCAAGTTCCTCTTTGAACCGATTACGTTGTTCGGTTTTGATTTCATCGGATTGACGGAATTGCGTATCGTCGAGGTCAGCCACTGATAGGGACAGTGCATCTTCCCAGCGGTCCTCAACACCCTTTACTTGTCGAAACGCCTCGGCACGCATGACTCGTTCTTTACTATCTATAACCTCTCTAGCGGCTTCGATCTCAGTCGCAGGTGCGCCCAGTTCTTCACCACGAGCCTCAAGTTCTGCAACTGATGGATTACCTTGGACAAGAAGTAACCGTCGTTCTGCTGCCTCTTGAGGGTTTTCAAGAGTATTGAAGGCGTTTGTGATATCTCCCAAAGCCGCACCAATAACTTCGTTAGCCACCCCCGCTTCAGTCAGAGCGGTGATTGATGCTTCCCTGAATTCAGTAAATGATGGGCGATCATCTTTCAAATTAAAGGCTACTCCGCTGATAATTTTTGCAGCTTTTCGGGCCGCATCTATGTCCGCGTTTCGAGAGGCACTTCGCTGTTGTTCTTGTTCGGCAAGTTCTTGTGCCTCAAACCGGTCTTCCGCCTTCCGAATGTCATCCTCAAACAAATCGATTTCATTAGAGAACCTTCGATCCATTCCTGCATTCTTTTGCTTAGTTGGATTCGCATTTTTAAAGCTGTTCACCAATGCAATCGCCTCATCGGCTTTTCCGTCTTGGGCCAGACTGAGTGCTTCTTGTTGAATGGCTCGCCATCCTTCTTCGTAGAATGAGGAGCCGAACTGTTTGAACCCTTCGTTCATCCATGCTTCAATCTTTTCAGTGGAATACACCTCGCCTCTCGTACCGGCGACATCCAGTTGGTATTCCAGCTCATTAGTGTGTTGCTCTTTGTTGAGATCAAGAGTGTTCGCGGCTCGTTGAGCATGGACTTGCCTGACGAGGCGATTATCAATTTTTGTTTGCTCTTCTACCGCTGCTGCGGTGATGTAGAACGAGTTTCCAAGGTTGGTCTTACTCCACTCTTCTCGGAATGCTTCATCAATATCCTCGACATTGGTGGGATCACTCAGTCGAGCAACTTGTTCAAATGCTCTCTTTTCGTAATCGCGTGCCAGCTCCCTACCAATTGCCTCTTGAATTGCAATCAATCGCGTGGGGCTTGCTCCCTTTGGGATGAGTCCCGCTTTCTCAGCATCGCGGATTCCTTGTCGTGCAATTTCGATTCGGTCTGCTTCCGTGAGTTGGTTAGCAAACGTCTCGCCAGCCTTACGTTCTTCTTCTTGGAATTCAGCTCTTTCCTCCACTGCGAATTTTCTGAGACCACGATTGAATACAGAAAGTCCCTCAGCCAGTTCATTAAGTTGCGGACCAGCGGAGGGCAGACGAATAGGTGCGTAGGTATCTATAGGTCGTGCGGCTGGTTCCAGACTCTTGTAGAGCTGTAGGTCATTCTGGAATTGTCCCATTAGACAATCTCTCTTTCTGGATCTGGATCATTGAAGTCGCCCAATCCACCGGCAATCTGACCACCGATTTTCAGAGCAGTTCCCAAGAATGATGGCTTCGCTTGGGTTGGCAATGCGTTGATGATTCGTGACTGCGTGCCAAGCCGGATAGATTCGAGTTGATCTTCATACGCCAGTTCACGGAACGCACGGTTTCTAAGTGAAATGTTGCGGTACTCGGACTCTTGACGCTCGAAGTCTTGAAGGAGGTCTTGAATGTTCCGACCCCCCACGCCCTTCTCAGCCGCCTGCACCATTGCAGTAGACCGGGCCTTCAAGGCTCTCCGGCTTACCTCAGAGATTTCCTGAGAAGACTTTTCGTTCTCTTGGGCCTGACGCTGGCGAATCTGGTTGTATTGATTTCTGGAACTCTGTTCAGCCAGCTCGGCGTTGTACTCATACTGCTTTTGCTGCCCCTTAGCGGATGCACTGGCTGAAGCATACGACGTTGCCGCAGAGGCAATCGTCAACGCGATATAGGCTTCGGGAGTACACATAATCTAGTCCTTCAACCTCACAAATTCCAAGAATGGTCGCTTCTCAACGCCATACTCTGGATGCCTTTGAATAAATGTGAACCCCAACCATTGAAGCCACTTTTGATGCACTTTGTTCCGCTCGTCCATCACGTTGGCAAGCAACGGATAGCGGCGGTGTAGTTCGTCAATCACAGAGCGGGAGTGCCTGAGGAAGTGCATCGGAACCTCAGCGATCCTGTCCGTACCCAGCATCCAGATGATGCCAAGTTTGTCTTCAGGACTTGGAGATACCCCGAAGATTCCCATGACCTCTTTTTTGTCATAGGGGTAGAGAATCGCATGACACTCATGTGAGTTCTCATATCCAGACCTCAGGGTCGAGTACGGATCTCTGCCTGTGTGTGCTTGGATCTCCTGAATGTCAACCTCACGCATGTTCTTCGAGACATACTTGATGTCACGCATCCGAGCGTAGCGGACGAACTCACTCATTAGAGCCGTTGGCGAACCTTGGTGTTGAAGGATGCTTCAAACTCAGCAGCCATGAATCTACTTGGGAACGGTGAGTCATTCTTGATGCTGATACTAGCATCTAGATTCTTAAGCAGGATGGGGAACCGGAACGTTCCATCAGACAGGTTCAACCCATCAGTCCCGTCCTGCCCCACGACCAAGCCCGTGAATGTGGTGACTGCGGTGTCTCGATTCGGACTTGCCACTTCAATCGTGAAGAACCCTGTGTCTTCGTGGATCAGGTTGCCGAATCTCAGTTGGTATCTACCACTGATGATGGGCTGCTGGCCTCCAGATTGGTTAGATGTCCGCAGGTAAGCCTTGGAGAACTCATAGTCCATCTCGTAGGATTCGCCCAAGAAGACCGTGTTTGATGTCAGGTCTCCAGACACCACCAACGTGTTGCCACCATCTGACGGCTGGGTGACGATATTGACTCGAACACCGTTGTTGATTAGACCATCAAGAGTACGGCCCCGCTTGGCATACGGGAACGTGAATGTGGTGTTACCAGTCGCCGCTGAGAATGATGCTGTAATTGTCCCATTGGTTCCGGCATAGGTAATCCGACGATCCAGCATGGCCCTGAAGGTCAGGCCCGTGTCCACCAGCTTTGGCTCAATCCGCATCTTCTCCATGTGCAAACCATCGGTTCGCTGAACAATCAGGAACAGATCCTCATCCATGAACGAGATGTGACGGATGTTCGCATCAGAGCCAAATGTGAACCGACTCCAGGCGGACTGAACCTTCTTCTTTTGAGACCCGCTTCCGACCTCGTAGTATCGGTAGATGTAGATCGAGCTTGTCTCTGTTGAAGAAAGAGCAGCCACAATGTTTTCGTCAGTGGATGAAGCGAACTGCCGGATCTTTCCAGGTATGTATGCAGGAGCCGCCTCGGTGATGTCGATGGCTTCAAAGGTTGTCGAGTCTGTCGGGAACAGTTCTCTGACTCCCGCAAAGGTTCCGTGGTTGAACCCAAAGAACAGACTAGACGCTGCTGGCACTGGCGAAGTGTCGATCACGCTGTCATAAGAGGTGATTGGGACAATCCGGGCCGTCACTGGGGTCAGCGTTGGATTCCCTGTCAGTGCAAACTGATCAGTATCAGAGAACAGAATGAGATTCTCGTTGAACGGGATCGCGTGCCGAATCAAGGACACCTTACGGAAAGACACATCGGTATCAATCGGATCGCCATCTACAACGGTGATCATCGTGGTTCTATGAGTGTTGAAAAACTCGTTAGCCGATGACATAACTATTGACTCATCTGCGGTCAACGCCAGCCTGCCACGGTGTAGTGAGATTGTGCCAATCTTCTTATTGACGAACGATGGGAACGGGTTTGTCTCCTCATCCCCAACAGTTCGGTCTGCCCACTTGAATCCAGAGTAGACATCCGCAGCATCGAGTGAGGGGCGACCGTTTCCGGTAGTAGGCGTAACACCATCAGCCTTTTTGAACATAAACGTCCCGTCCGACTGACGGATCAATATGTGAGGCATCGTGTCAAACTTGAAACTCTTAGGGATACCGGCAGCTTCGTGGGTATGGGTGGCATCCGCCTGGACACCTAAGGTTTCTTTCCAATATCCAGAGCCAAAGTTTCCGTCGTTGGCCTCAAACTTGACGTAGTAATCATCCGAGGATGACTCAGGATCGCCGTTGACTTTGGCAATGAATCCATGCGGAGCGTAAGGAGGAAGGTCGGTAAAGGCTTGAACACCGTTTAGGCTATCAACCACAACCAAGGTGTTGTTAAGGAGTTCAGCATCTACATCAATTTTGTAGTTGATGTGATCTAGCCCCACAAAGTGCAGGCATGGACCAACACCACCAGCGGTAAAACTCTGATTGGTATCATCACTTGATTCTGTGGTTCTACCTGTCACATTGCCTTGTCTGACAAGTAACGCCCCTTGAAACGATCCGGTTCCGAAATGCTCTCCGCCTGTTCCCGGTTCTCCGGTCTGTTCAATAGCTTCAGAATCATCCGCACTGTCATTTTCCGCAATAGTTCTCACAACATGCGGACCTGTGGTTCCGTTAGCCTGCGTGCCTCTAGTATCAACCATCGCGTTGATAAAAGCAGCAGCAAGTTCTTCGGTGGAAGAACCGGGGCCGTCATCGAGAGATTCTGATGGGAACGGGTTGGCAACATTTGAGTGGTTATTAGCGCCCGCTGCGTTAAGTGTGCCATACTCAATGGTAAGATTGCCATCTACCGTGACATTGCTTGTGCCACCGCCAGATTGAGTTCTAGCAATCGTATGGCTATCGGTTGTAATCTTGATTCGATAAGTCGTATCAAGGACTACCTGACGGAAGTAGACCAACTTCTCATTTGTGATGACACCTACAGGCGTAATCAAGGTGCTGGTGTCTTCCTCGTACCTGAACGTAAAGTCGCTCAGGGAGACCGAGGACAACTGCGGCCCTAAATCTGCTGAGTCATCATCAGCCAGTACCTTTGTTTCACTGTTCACAATGAACGTGACATCGCTGATGGTCAACGCCTTGTAAGCAGTTTGAGGGGATGTGGCATCCAAGTAGGTTGTGCCGTCTGGGACATGCACTGTCTTCTCTGCCCCGTCCGTGGTGTCATAGACCTTCACGGTGGGAGTAGATGCTTCAGTTATCTCCAAGATGTAGCGTTCGCTTTCATCTCGATCCAAAGAGTGAAAGAACTGGGACGATGCCGCATTTGCACTCGACAGCTTGTCGATGTATTCAGTATGCGGCCTCTTCATCAATCCATCCACAGGAGTTCCGTAGGCGTTGTCCTGCTTTTGTGCCTGAGTGTTGTATCTGAGTGCCGCTGGCTGCTGAGAAATTCCCTGAATCAAGTTAGGGACGTTCTGAGAAATGAATGCCATCAGTGAACCTCGTTGATAGGTGGCTCTCTACGCAATGCACGTGAAACAGTGAAGTTGTCGAAGATCGAGTGATCTCCAGTGTCCATCTCGTATTCTCGCAGCTTCGACAAGGCCATCATCTCATCCCGCAGGGTAAAGGAGTGGTGCTTCTCTGAGCCAACAACCCGATCCTGAAAGATTCGGGCCGCTCGAATAGTGATGTAGTGACGGGCCAGTTGTGGCAGATCCGTGAAATCCAAGGCCGTTACGACCGTGACTTTCTTGATGGATTTGTCAAACAGGTTGGTGTTGTTCTTGCGATCAAAGAGCGTATCTCCTCGGAGAACCAAGTCATGCGTTGCTGAACTCTCAAGATCGATCCGAACAACATTCGGGGCCACCGTGATGAGTTTTGTTGATGAGTCCGGTGTCAACTCAACCTCAGGAACAGTATTGAAATGCCAGCCCATCGACTGGACTTCTAAAGATGTCTCATCCAGAACCCGCTCTGCGGTTGCCACATCAACTCCAAGCGTGCCGGTAAGAGTGTTGACAGGTGCTTCACCAATCGTACTCAGCATGGTGTTCACGGCTTGAAGCCTTGTAGTTTTTGCGAGAGCCATAGGGTTCCTTTAGAAAAAGGGGCAGGCCCACCGAAGTGAGCCTACCCGTGAAGAGGAGAAAGGTTCCTCGAAAATCCGCTTACGGCGCCGCCGTACGGAGGTGGTAGCAGCATTCAGGACGCAAGAAGTTGTGACCCATTGCGTACTTGGCAACCATCAACGTGCCTTGGTTCCGAATGGAGTATTCGGTTTCAAGGGCGAGATCCAACAACTTCACAGTTGCGATACCGGTTCGCTGGAACACGATTCCGTTGGTGTTGGTGTAGTTGAGACCACCGTAACCATCACCATTCGTACCATGAAGGTCGTTAGCAATGCTGGTGGATTCAAATGTGGTCGCAGCGACAGAATCTTCGTTGGCGGTTGGAATGTGATTGCTCATCATCACGGTCACACCAGCGACGTTGGTGAACCGACCAGATGAGATGCTACCGGAGCCATCGAAGTCACGGTTCATCACTGCACCAGCGACACTGGCAGCACCAGCCGCTGCGACAACCTTGTAGTAATACTCGGGAGCCAAGAGGCAGTAACGATCATCAGCAGGAACGCTGGCTTCGTCCATCTTGCGAGCAGCTTCGATGATCGCGCTAATAACGCCATCACCAGTTGTGCCGGTATCGATACGCGCACCTTCTTTACCAGTCCCGCCGTTTTCAACAGGGTTGGGAGAGGTAATTTGGTCTTGCGCACCTGCAATGACGGTACGAATACATGCTTCATCAGCATGGTTGGCAAGAGCGAACCCGAGTTCACGAGAGTAGATCGAACGAACGTCGTAGTGAGCCATTGCTTCATCAATGTTGGCGATGAAGACCTTCGAGAGAAGGAGTTGGTCAATGGAAACAGTCCGCTCATTCATTGGGATCTGTTCGTTGTCATTATCGATAATGTCTTCACCAGGCGTGTGATACTTGGCAAGTGCTTTACCGAAGACGGGGAATTGGGCAGATTTGCCCGAGGTGATGGTCCGGACGTTGTGCAGGGGCATCATCACGTTCCGTTCTTCAAAGGCGGCGAGAACTTCGCCGGAGAATACCTTGAGGAACAGAGCGTCTGTGTCCCCTTGCAAGTTGGCCTGACCAAGGCGGGTAACAGAAGCGTTAGCCATTGGAAAGAGTCCTTATGAAAGGGAGTAAAAAATTAAAGAAAAACACAGACCGTTAGATTCGCCCATCAGTCAAGTTGTCCGCCGCAGCGGGCCTGCTTATGGCGACCCTAAGAGGGTCAAGATTTGGGAGCCGTTTCGACCAGAGCCTTAGCCTGAGCCAAACCGGCGTTGAATGATCGTTCTTTTTCCTTGGCCTCACGCTTGGCATCGCCGGGGCGACGAAGGAAGAGACCAGTGGCAAGAGACAGGCCCGAAACTAGGGCCGCTCCGCCGGGGAGCTGAGAGAGTGGACCGGCAGCAGAGTCAGCACCGATGTTCACAACGCTGGAGGCAACGCCCCAAACCTTGTTGGCATCGTCGATGGACTCTTGAAACTTTGCGGTGTTTACATCAACAAAGTTCTGCCACTCAGTCCAAGTGTATTCAGCATCAGAAAGTTTGATGGTGGATGCAGTTTGGGTTGCCGTCTGGACACCCTTGGGGACGCTGACTTGAACTAGGTCATCAAGGGCGCAGCCAGACATGAAGTAAATGCTTGCACCCAGAGCCACCCAAACAGCTCCGATTCCGATTGCCGTTTTATTAGCAATCATCACAACACTTTCGACATCTGAATTTTTTGCTGAACCTCTTTACGGTAAGCGGGATCTTTGCGATACCGAGGATCGTTGATTGCAGCAGTGACTTCAGCCGTCGAATTAAAGCCGTTATTGACATTGACAGTATCTCCTTGGATAAGGCTTGGTTCTGTGTCGTTTGCTTTGAAACGAGCGTGCATGCCACGGACAGCGATATCGATCTGCGATGGATCGCCGCTATCCATGATTGCGTTGTAAGCGTTGATTTCGTTTTCACTGAGACTCTTCGAGGCCCACTCGGTCATCTGGTTGTATGACTCTTCGCCACCAACCGCCGACATCATTTGATTGGACTGCTGCTGTGAATAAGCGGACATGCCTTGGATGTAGTTGTCAACCAACTCTCTCGGGAATCCAAGGTCATCCAGCTTTCGGTAGGACTCCTCACCAAGTTCACCCTTTTCGGCAAACTCTTCAGAGAACGGACGGATGTCATCCATCGTCAAGGCTTCACGATCCGAAGCATCAACGTCAGCCTCTAAATCACCTTGCTCGGTTTCCTCGTTGCTTCCCATCCGAGACTCCAACTCAGAGTAAGCCTTTGCCAAATCAGAGGCAGACTCAAACTTTTCTGGAAGCCACTCAGGGCGTTCTTCTGCCACCGCCTCTTCATTGACCTCAGGTGCGTTGGTCATCATCTCGTCAGGCATTCCGCCATCTTCAGTTGTCATTTGAACTCGATCAGCCATCTTGTTGGGTTTCCTCTTGCTGCATGTCCATGCTCTTCAGTTGTTGTTTACCAAAGAGGTCTAGGGCTTGCGGGCCGAACTGTTGTGTCAGTGCAGCCTGTTGTTGAGCCTGTTGTTCAGCGGCGATCTGTTCTTGGCTCTTGATAAGATTTTCAGTGTCAATCCCAAGAGATGCCGCTCGACGATCAATGTATTCACGCAAGTCTACGAACTGTGCCAGTGCTTGCGGCCCAAGTTGTTGAGCCACACCAGCCAAGAATACATCGAGTTTGTTGAGGTCTTGCCCCCGACCCAAAGCCTCAATACCTGTGACAATCGTGGGTTGCACGATGTCTGCTGGGAGAGGGGGAAGAAGGTTGTTCTTCTTCATCCGCTCCATGATCCGGTTGACCAAAGGAAGTTGGAACTCCTGCGAAAGAACCGAGTAAATACCACCAAGCTGTCGCTCGATGGATTGGGTAACTAGTCGGATCTCTTCTGCGGTGACACGTTCAGCACGGCGGATGGTCGCTTCAGTAAGCAAGAACGCATTCGCAAGCCGTTCGTTGATCTGGTTGATTGTCTCGTACGCAATGCGCAGATCGGCTTGCTTTCCAACTTGCAGAGTAGACACATCCGCAGCACTGCCTTCCCTGATAGCTCCATTCGGGGCCTCCGATAGCGTTCTTGCTCTGGTGGTTCCGTTCGGATTGACCAAGAACACAACCTTGGCAGAAGCCGCCGAACCTTCGACAACTGCCATCGAGAGAGCCTCAAGACTCTTCAGGTCGCCGTAGTATTGCTCGGCATACCCACGCCCATAGGACTCACCGTCAACGCGGTTCATTCGCAGGGCAATGTAGGGAGAAGCGTTCTTGGCAAAGGTTCCCCGAGATCCAGGCACCTCTTGCCCACCAACCTCCTGGAACACTTCATAGTTCTCAGGGTCAATGCTCTTCACACAGGTGTAGAGATCCACGGTATCCATCGCGGACTGCTGCCCATCCACCAATGCCGCGACCTCTGGAGGCAGCATGGAGGGAGCGATGGTCTCTTTTGTGACCATCATTCGGACAAACCCAAGTGGACAGCGTTTTACAACGTATCTATCCAGCCGGAAGACCCGCATTCCACCTGCCTTAGGTAAAAACACGAGTGCATTTCCGGTCACGATAAGTTGCTTGAGAGCCTCAAACATCGCAACTCGGATGTTGTTGGTCTCAATATCACGCATCACCGCCCGTTCAACACGGGACAATGCAATGTCAATCTCTGTCTTGATTTCTTCAGCTTCAGGCCCAAGTTCCTGCAACGCCATGTCATCAATCGTCAAGCGAAAGAATGGAGAGTTTGGGGGAAGCAGGGACAACAGAAGAGCCGAAGCCAGATTATTTACGCCTCTGGCTCCAGCACTCTGGTAGGGGGTAGAGAACTTGGTGGAGTAGTTCGCTCCCTCCTCGGGCAACAAGGTCGGGATGGTGAGCTTGGCGACATCTCTGCCACGCTCCAGATATGAATACCGCTCCGATTGAAGGGAGTCATACATGCCTTGAGCGGTTTTCATTTAGTACCTCAGTAGTTCACATTCAGGCCAGATCCACCACCGGACATCAGAGGGATGCGGAGGGATTTAGCACCGGTTTTACGGAGTTGTGACCGAGTTTTCGCAGGAGTTGCCGGTCTAACTCTTTCTTGTGGTGGTAGAGCAGGCGGCGGCGGAGGCGGCGGGGGTGGGGGTATATCGGGCGTACTAATGCACATCGAGAGAAGACTCCATTCTCGTTTCGTTCTGCTCCTGATATACCGATTGCAAGAATCGCACCACGCGGCGACATCCCACTTCCATCCAGATTTCACGATCATTCATGCCCTCATTTGGGCATCGATCAGGGAAACGCTTGTCTAAAGCATCCAGAAGGGCTTTCGAGACTTCAGGAAAGTTCTTCATAGGGGAAGCCATTTAGCTCTCTCTTTCTTTGGATTCGTAGTATGCCGCCAACAAAGCGAGGTAATTGATGCCGTCAATGATGGTATCTCTGAAGGATTCATCGCTCACTTTGAACTCACCAGTTCGACAGAAACCGCTGAGGCGACGGATCTTATCCGCCAGACGCACCAAGAAACCTTGCTCAGTTGTTACTCCCATTCCCATGTGTTCCACAGCTTTGAAGTTGAGGAACGGGTCAGCTCCGTCCTGACCTCCGGAGTAATCATGGTTCTTTCGGATGGAAAGCGACAAAGCCTCTTCGCAGAGTTTTTGGTGGAACTTGAAGTATTCCTCACGATTCATTTTGGTTGCCATAGTTTTACTCCCTTGGTCTTCGTCCACTCGTTGGCCCTGAGAATCCGAGCCACTTGGGCTTGAACCAACGCTTCTTGCTCAGTAATACCGGCGTTCTCATACACCTGAACAACACCGTCCCACCCCTCATCTACGACTTTCTCAGCCCCTTTGGGGCCAACGCCGGGGCATCCGGGGTATCCGTCAGTACGATCGCCAGCCAATGATTGGATCAGGTGGTTACGGTCGGCTTCCTTCTTTGTGATTTCAACCACGCCGAGTTCCGGCTTACCGGGGTTGTAGAGAAGTCCAGGTATTGTCTTGAGGTCTTTGTCCTCAGAGACAATGATCTTCTCTCCCTTGATGTACCGGTTGCTGGTCGCCAAGATCCCAAGAACATCGTCAGCCTCCAGTTGAGGCCACATGAATGATCGGTACACCTTGAGGAGATACTGCTTGACCTCAGGGTAGATCAAAGGCTTTCGCGTCTTTTTGCGGTTTGATTTGTAGGCCGGATAAACAGACTTTCGCCAGTTCTCCGTATCGCTCAAGCACACGACCAATTCGTCAGCTTTGAGTTCTTCCTTGAGGTCAGCGAAGGTCACATCCACCCGCTGGCGGCACTCTTTCGCATCAGCAGCCAGAGTCCAAATGTCGTTTCCCCAGTCGGTTGCTACCTCACAGGCACAGCACGCTTGGTAGAGAACGATGTCAGCATCAATCAATATCGTCTTCGTCATCCCTCAGTCCTCCCGCCTTCAGCATCTCCTGTGAAAGGATCGTTAGGCCAAGACATTCCGCCAGAGATCCGTGAAAGACCATCACCATATCGTCCGCCTCCCCCGTCATCTTTTTTGTCCCCAGCACCACTAGCGAATCCAGCCTGCTTTTGAGAACCGATAGGAGAGTCTCCGTTGTCACAAAGTCGAGTGGGTTCTGGTCCATGTTCTACTTTCTTAAGATCCCTTAGGCGAGTCGTAAGCATCTTCCGCTTATCGCTATCTTTAGGATAACACATGGCCTCTAACCCAACTTCTGCTTGCTCCTTCTTTTCACGAAGATAGGGCAAAAGCATTTGAAGGCAGCGAGCTGCGTCTTGACCGTAGATACGCCACCGGTAGTACCGTCGTTTGTTTTCCCGTTTGATTTCAGAGACAGAACCGCCAAAGACGGTGTGAAGATCAATGATGGTCTTTGGGTACAGACCTTCCACTGCGACACTTAGGGATCTGTAATATCCAATACAGCCCTCACCATCCATGATACCGGCGTAGTACGCCATCTCTTCAATGCGTCTCAGCCCATGACCGACCAGCACGGTACTCGCCATCGAGGGGGCATTTGAAGTTATAGGGAAGTCCCGCTTCCCTGATCGAATCAACCGCGATTGAGCCTGCGACATCCTTATCGTCCTCTCTAACTACGAGCTGCACTTCGTCGTGAATATGTGCGACCTGATGGAATTCAATCCCTCTGGCCTTGAGTTTTCGATGCAAGTCCACCGTGGCTTGCTTCATGATAACTGCCCCAGCACTTTGAAGGAGTGTGTTGAGAGCAGAGTGTTTTGAACGGATAGGCAAACGTCTTCCATCAAGACCGATGAGATAACCACGATGCTTGATGCCATTTCCTATCGCTTTACGGAGACTTTGCAAAGCGGGCAGAGCCTTCAGGAATTTCGCTTGAAGACTTTTCCCCTCAGCCATTCCGCCGCCAACAATCGAACCAATCTTTTCATGACCCGCACCATAAAGGAATGCGTAGATGAACTTTTTGGCATCTGCTCTAGTTGGTAGACCAGCGGCCTTTTGGTTAGCAGTGTGGATATCTCCCTGA